CTTTATGAAGTTATTGGTGCGCAGCAGGTTTTTGACCAGCTGCACGTAAAGCTTGGAATATTGAACAGGGATGAATTCCGGGGGATGACAGTCTTTGAACTTTTGGAAATGCTCCAAAGCAGCCGCGATATCACCCAACTGAACTGCGGTGAGCTCGTTCCAGGTTTCTGCAAGTTTGATTTTAAGGGATAGCTTCATCCTGCTAAATTGCAGGAAGATGGAAAGTAAAAAAAGGACAAGGAAAAAAGTTTGACGTTTAGGGTTTAGGGTTCAGGGTTGAAAAAACCAAAAAAGGGTAATTACCCTCGCCTTTTTGTTTTGAAATAAAGGAAAATTAAAAATAAAAGAACCACGATTCCTACAATAATCCCAATATTCACTCCCCAGGAGGAAGATTTTACTTGTTTTGCTTTGTGTTTTTCTGAAGATTGGGTTTCTTTTTTGCTGGTGGAGTTGTCGTGTTCGGTTTTTTTGGTTACGGCAATTTTGGAAGAATTTTCAGAAATATTGGTATTTCCGTAGTTGATTTTTGCATTCTGAAAGGAGAGGGTATCTCCCTTGTAGATCACTTTGGAAGGATTTTGAGCATCCAATGGTTCGATGCTGAAAGCGGTTTCATCGGTAATTTTAAGAATGGAAGTCTCGATCTTGGCGGTTTCTATTTTCTTGATATCGTTGTGAACAAGCTCGATAGCTTTCTCCTGTTTTTTGTCCAGGGTAGCTTTTTTGGAGCGGCAACCGGCAAGCAGGATAATGGCGATTATAAAAATGGTTTTTAGTTTCATAATGTTATATTCGTTTCATCCAACCGTTGAAATATTTCTCCTGGTCTGGTCTTTCTCTGCAAATCCATACATACCTCATAAATTGAAGTCCGTTTAATACCTTCAACAATATTTTGTCATCAACCTTTTTATAAGCTGAAATTGTAATAGGGCCTATTTTTCCATCCACTTTAAGATCCGGAAAGTCTCTTCCATTTCGGTTCATTAGATTTAAAGCCTCCTGAAGGAATCTTCTGGATATTCCCTGGCCCATATTCACCCCGGTATCAAATAACTCCAGGGCAAGATCATAATTCAGCATATGATGGGATCCCGAAGCTTTCCAGTAATCTTCCAGATAAATATCCTTGGCTCCTTCAATCGTTAAATTCCTGATATCCACATTGGGATAGGCACGTTTAGAAATCCCGTATTTGGTTTCTCCGCCGCGATCTGTGGGATCATTTACATAACCGCCTTCAATCATTATCAGTTCGTGGAATGCTTTTTCAAAGTTCTGGTTCATTAGAATAGATTTTTTACCTTCTGGATTATACCTTCATTTACTGCTGAGGAAACTCTTTCAATAAGTTCAAATACCTTCGGCTTTTTGTCATAGCTCCTTTTGTAATTTTCTCCAATACTTATCATATCAAAAAGACTAGCAGCTATGGAGAGAAGAATCATTACAAAAAGAAAAATAGTGTGTATAGTATCCAGTCCCATCGCCCCAAATACCAATGCGAAAGGAATTTGAAAACAGATAAGGACATTTATTACAAATAGTTTCCAGAAGCTTGACCAAAGTTTACCGCTACTTGGACTGAATTTTATACCATCCCTGTTGATTTCTCTACGGGATGCGTTGATACCGGTGGCAAAGTCAATCATAAACACAATGAAGTAGGATCCCAGTGAAACTGATGCCACCACAAAAGGCATCCAGATTGTTTTAAGGGGTACGCCTTCAAAAATTATGGTAAATATCCTGGTGAATAGATCTGAAGGAATTGCAGCTAAAAACAATAACGCACCGTTTTCATAGGTGAATATTTTTTTTGCAAAGGCTACTATGTTGGTTACTTGATTTAGAGGGGTCATTTAATTGAGGGATTAATAGTGGGTATGGCCATCGTTATATTTTTTGGGGTTTCTAATTGCTTCAAAGTAAATATCTAAGTAAAGCTGCCTTATTGCATTAGTATCAAATAGCCTTGTAGCTTTACCATCTTGAATCTCTGCCATGATATTATAAGAACAAAGCAAGCAATGTTTTAATCCCATGTGGTGACCTATTTCGTGAAAGGTTCCACGCATTACTTCATCATCGCTTTCATATTCTCCTATCCCGATTCTAATTGTGCAAACTCCATTTGTATGCTTATGATCATTCGCCCCATTAGGAAAGAATAACAATTGATCTATGGTATATAAACGCTCCCTTACCTCAATACCTCTAGCCTCAGCCATATCCACATAAGAGTCCAATATCTTCTTAGCAAGTTCCGGGCGGTTACTGGCAGTTTTTTGCGCAAAGCTAAAGGCACTCACCAAAAGAAATAAGTAGGTTATTCTTTTCATTTCAATTGATAGCTGTTTGACGGATCATTTCCCGCTGATTTTTCTCGACCTGTCGTGTCGAAAATTCAAAGCCTATCACATCAGCATTCCTCTTGAAGCAACTCCGGCAATCTGTCTGAATCAACTTCATCAAGTATTCACTCCCTTCCTCAAGACCGTTTCCAGCAACAATCCAAAGCCTATCTTTCTGGGCGTTCTGAATTGTGGCATCACCCTCACAAATGGTAATCACTGTGAAATTTCCAATAAGCGAGACGGCCGGTTCCGTAACCGATTCCTGAGCAACACAGCTTGTGATTGCCAAACTGTAAGCGATTAGTAAGAGTAGTTTTTTCATGTTTATTTGTATTTATATAATTGTTTCACTTGGTGGTGCTATAAAATCGGTTAAGACTCCTAATCCACAACTTTCAAATTCCTGTTCAAAAATGAACCAGTCTCCATTAATGTCTTGAACGGGGTTAAAAAATTGCGACAAGGCGAAAGTTTGGTTTTTTAGCTCGGCTTTTTGTTCTACTGTTATTTTATATGCGTTCATCATACTTGTCTTCCTAAAGCGTTTTGTAATTGTTGCACTGCGTTGTAATGGGTTGTCATTTGGGTGTCTGTGAGACCTTCTCCCATAAAAGTATAGGCGTGTTCCCTTGTTGAAAATCCTTTATTTGTTGCATTTCTTGCTCCTATCCAATATGGATAATTACCTAAAGAAACTCCGTCAAGCGTGTCGTGATTGATAGTTGAATTTTTTTGTAAAACAAGGTCATTGGATACCCTCCTGTTTACTGCATAAAATCCCAAAGAATCAGAAGTAAGTACCCCTGTTAAACTTGTATTTTGTAATCTATAATATATATTACCGCTTAAATTGCTGTATAAATACGCGTAAGTTGTACCCTTTTCAGCCCCCATATCAATTTGTGCGGCATCTATATTTGTACGTGAATAAAACCCATAACTTACATTATTTAAAGCTACATTTTGATTTTCAATGAAAGAAGTATTTCCATACGCATTTGTCCCATTAGGCTTAAATCCCGTGGCAGAATGAACCCCTGAACCAAACCACAACATCCTAAAGGCTGCATCGGTATCTTGTGGGTTCATAGCGTTCCATTTATGATTGTCAGCAGTATTCCCTATGAACAAATACACCGCTTTTAAAAGGGATTGATACCCTCCTGTTTTCCCTGCTTTAAAATAATTATCTACTACTCCATAAACTTGGCTATAAGTAAGTCCGTTGTGAGGTGAAACTGTGTTATCATCTGCCCATCCAATAGCTGTCATCAGTGCTACTGTTTCAGGTTCATACGTAGTTCCTGCTACTGCTGCAATCAGTTGTAATCTCCTTCTATTTAATTGTGCTAAATTCATATCTCTGCAAAATAATATTCACCAGCAACCCCATCTGGACTGCTTACTACCATCTCCATTAATGTACTTGCGGCAAATGCTGAACCTTTAATTTTAGTGGCATTTAAACTCGCTGTTCCTGTTCCTGTTCCAATTCCTGTGGCTGTGAAAATAACTCCCACCGTGTTTGAAGCAGACCCAATTGCCGTAAAATCAGTAGTGCCTAATGTTGTAATTCGATAGGATTTACCTACCTCAAAAGTACCTGCTGTAATGGAGATGCTATTGGTTATTACTGGTTCTGATGCTGCATTTATCCAACATCGGTCAAACCCATTAATTACAGGGTTGTTATATGTGTATAAAGTTGCTGCGGAAGGAGCTGCGTAATTGTAGTTGTTACCCAATACACTAGAAACAGCTAAATCCGTTCCGGTTAATGTAGTACTTGCATTGTTTTTTAAGTTATTCCAATCCCCTGCTGGCAAATTATTTTCAAATAATAAATCCACCGTTCCAAACGCCTGAACTTTTGAAATATCAAAAGCACCTTTCCAATCTTCAAATGTTCCTGAATTTACTCTACCTATAAATAAATCTGATATTCCTACTCCTCCATAATCAAATACGTGAGAAAGTTCGGCAATCCATATACAATAATTAGTGCCATCATTCCCAAAACGTATAGGATAATCAAGCTCTACATTATGGCAAAGTATGGTAGCTGAGAACTTAAGAGCAGTGGTGGATTGTGATTCACCTACAATATGTATCATAGCCCCATCAGCTTGGTTGGTAGAGTATTGCCTACCAAAGATGTGAACATCCATTGAAAATACAGCAGACTGAGTGGTTATAGGAAATTTTATCTGTATTGCTCCTGCCGTATTAGTACTGTAAAGCCGGGTCTTACCTCCTTCTGGATGTGCTATATACAAGGCATTACCTTTGTCAACCCCTTGACCACTAATGCTAGTTAGTATATTGTCCTTAATCCCTTTCGTGGTTAGGTATTTTGTATCATCAACTACGGTTAGATCAGTTGCTTTGTTAGCCAGCTTTTCCACCTCTGCGTCATTGGCTGGGGTGTAGGGGATGGTAGCTTGTTTGCCTTCCAGTGCAGCCACCAACCCCGCAATATTTGAAATACCTAAATTTGCCAGATCTTCCCGGTTAGCTTTAATGTATGCCACAACTTCCTGAAGTTCATCTAAAGTGGTATCATCTGAAGATAGGATGGCGTTAATAGCGTCTATATAATCCTTAAGAATCCTACCTTGATTTGCAGATAAAGAAGCAGTAGCTAAGGTCGAAGTAAGAGTATCTACTATATCGGACAGAGTAACCTTCCCATTTGCATCTTTGGGTCGTTCGCTTCCGTCTGCATTTAGAATGCCTTTTACTACTACTGCATCATCCGCAACTTCGTGGTTTAAAGCAATCTCTATATTTTCTTTTGTTACATTTGCGTCGCTTCCAGCAGGACCTTCTAGACCTCTCAAAGATTCTATCCATTCCTCATAAGTTCCGCCGGGATTCTCTTCCTGCCAAACTTCGAGAGCGCTTTGTCCGCGCTCTCCACCTATAGCATTGTATTTATTTGAAAACCATAAGTAAGGCTGCTTTCTGTCCAGAACAACATACCAGATTCCGGTAGAACCAACTTCGGGTCGATCGAATATGGTGTCAAAAAACTGGATAGGAGCGATGTTCTCATTTGTGTTCCATTCCCCATTTAAAAAGGTGGCTATGGATTTATTGGAACCGGTGCCCGGATCAATTAACGCCCATCCATCGGTTTCGGCAGTTTTAAAGCTTGTTCTAAGCAAATCTAAGGTGGTGAATGAGCCGTAATATTTGGCGCGTTCCTCCGCATGGGCTATCCCGTCTAATTTATCAGCATGATCTATGAGTATCTGTCCCAACTCCTGAAAATCTTCAGCCGTTGCCTCTGTAATCCTATTCAGGGACGGGTTAACGTTTTGTTTTTGCGCTAAGGGTGCACTTGGGCGAAGGGCTAATGACATGGGTTTATTTTATATAAAAGTGCTGCATCTTGATTTTCAAAAAAAGGACAGCCTTAAAAGCTTACTGTTGATGGGGTGTTATGAGCAATCGACGGCGTATCCGCGGTTTCTTTATTGGCAAAATCAACAAAGGTTTGTGGTTTCTCCCGTAGGTAATTTGTGAGCCTCCTGAGGTGTTCCACTCCGTCATTCTCCTTAACCCGGTGAAGGTTGTAGAGATCCTTTTCGATTAGCTGAGTCAGTTTTTCGCCGGGGATATCTTCAATAGAAACAGAAAAACCAGCGGCTGTCAGGTTGTAAGCTCCTTCCAGGGCCATTTCCGAGATGCACAAGGAAACCTGAGCCGCCTGGCAGATCTTCAAAGCTTTTTTTGCTTCGGGAGTGATCCCTGCCTTTATTTGGGAAACCGTCTCATCCCCCAGTAAACTCTCAAAGAATTTATTTTCTACCTTAAGCAGGCCGGGTCGTAGTCTCTGGAATGTGAGACGGCTATTATTTATATTAAAATGTGTTTGAAATTCTTTTGTCTGCCTGGTGAACAATTCGTGGAACTGGGTGAAGCCATCGGAGGTGATCCAGGTGGGAAATTTGTCCTGGTTCTCTTCCATTAACTGAAGCGCTTCATCCAGGGCTTCCATTCCGGTTGTCAATAAGGATCTTCTAAGATCCCTTATCTGCCACCATTCGGCAGGTTTGTTGTCGGCACCAGTGGCGATCAAAAAGCCTGATTTGCCAGGAACCACGATCCCTACTTTAGTATATTCGAGCGCCGCTAAGTTGGAGCTGGCTTCTTGAAATAGCTCATAAGCTTCTTTTGCTATAGGCTCTTCCGGAGCTGCTTCTGCCCAGGCATTGTACAAGACCGGTCCCAACAAACTTTTAATGTGTTTTCGCTCCTGCTTTTTTAAAAATGGAAGAAAAGTTTCATACTTAAAGTCGAAACTAAGAATAACATTGTTTTTAAGGGTTGTGATGTCTTTAACTATCATTTCGTTTTTTTTAGTCGAGACGCCCTAATAGGGCTTCTCTCTGGCGCGTCTCTAAAATCTATTTTCTGATCCGGTTGGGTTTTTGTCCAGGGTTGTCAATTCGGTGACGGCAAAGTCACCTTCGAGATCTGCATCCCATTCGTTGAAATCCCGGAGCATTCTCCATACGTCCAGGGTGATCTCTCTTTTGCTTTTGAAAAGGCTGTTTAGAATTGAGAAGGCTTCGCGTTTATCAGATCCGGATCCTCCGTTCAATTTCCCGCTGGGGATGCCTACACCCATTAAATTAGGATCTGTACCAATGGCGCCCATAATCTCTGCATTCCCTGCGGTTGCGTCCAGAATCCCGGCACCTTCACCTGTGTTTTTATTTCCTATTTCTTCTACGCTGATCCCATCAACCCAGGTATTATTCTTGTCCTTAAATACAGTTACCTGGATAGATTTTCCTGCGTTTTTATTTCCTGCCAAATGCTCATCTATATCATTTGTGAGCTGCTTGCGGAGTTCAATCTTTTTATCTACCGTGAATTTTTTCCAATCATCTCCATATGTCCGGGTGAAATACTCCTCACTGATCTTCACCAGGTATTTGATGTTCAGCTGATTTTTTGAATAGGCTTTTTTGTATTCCGGGATATTGTTCACAACGTCCATCCATCCATTTCTGAATACTGAATGGCCTTCAGGTTCTGGATAATAGGTCTCGTCGATAAGTGGATAAAAAACCGGCATCGTAAATTTGTGGATCTTCTTTGCCTTGCAATATTCCTTCACCTGCTCTGCAGAACAATAGCTGTCTACAAGTGGAATTTTGGATACGTATTTCTTGTCCTCTATATCTGTATTAGTTTGCCAGTTATGGCAGAAGTAGGCATTTTCAATAAGTCCGGTGTTTGGGTTGATCCGCTCGTACCTCATTTTTGAAGTCTGCAAGCGGCGAACGGAAACCACACGGGAAAAGTCGTTTGAAAGGATGTATTCAGGAAAACCAAGGTTCCAGGTTTCGAGATCGGATATTAATTCAATCCAGAATCTATTGATATTACATGCGCGATTGAATGTATTGATCTCGATATCCGACTTTAATGGCACCAGGATCCGGTCCCGTTTTCCGTCATCGGAAGTGTCTTCTCTATACAATTGAAATCCCTGGCCGTAATGAGCTGCTCTTAAAAACCGGTAACTGGATCCGGCAGCGCCATTTAACTTCACAGTCTTCATGAAGTTTTGAGGATAGCGGTTATCATCTCCCCAAAGTGCGATTTTTCCAGATCCGCTTTCTTCCGGATTTATGATGCTGTGCTTTTCTTTTGTTTCGGCAAAATTGAATGCCGCAACACGGCCCATACCTACTGCAAAATTTTGGTTATAATATATTGCGCTCATTAATAGATGACTTTTTTATCATTGAAAGTGATAATGTGGTTGATATGTAGTTTCCGGATCTTTCCGTTTTCAAGGCGAATATTCCTGGTCTTGTTTTGATAGTGCTGCGGGCTCTTTTTGAATGTTTCCACCTTTTCCTTCGGCATAAAGTGGCGGAGCGCGTATGTACTATTTGGATCCAAACCTTCTTCCTTCATCATTAGCTTCGCATTCTTCCTCACCTTCAATTTCCCACCTGTTTTGCTATTCCTGTTCAGCGTGCGATATGAGATGTCAAATTTCACGGCGCGACCATCTTCATTAGGCGTCCGCATAATTTTAAGGACCTCATTCAGGTAAATGGTTTGTTCTGCCATTCAGCTAAGATGCTAAAGGCTTGAATCCAAAAAAAGGACAGCAAGGCGCTGTCCTTTTTTAGCGACGATGGTTGCAGGATATTCACCCTTTAAACCCCGATAAATTGGCAGATACAGATTTAACCACAACGTCCAAAGACACGCATTTTGAAAATGTGCTGGCGTACTACCTGAACGATAAATTGAGTGAGGAGGCAAAACTTGCCAAACTCTCTGATATAGAAATTGAGCTCAAAAAACGATGGGAAACCGCCTTTATGAGTATGTTGGAATTCCGGAGCCAGGAAGATACAGTGAAGCGCCTGGTGTCTTTATTTGGAGTGAGCAAAGCAACTGCTTACAGAGATGTGCAGCGTACCGAAATGCTATTCGGTTCCTTTAAAAAACTGGACAGGGAAGCCTGGAGATACATCCAGATTGAAAGGAAACATAAATACCTGCAGATCGCGCTCAAGGAAAAGAACCTGGAAATGGTTTACAAATTTGACCAGGCAATTGATAAGCTGCTGGGACTTGATAAAGACGATTCTCCTATTGATCTGGATAAAATCAAATCTCAAAACTATGATATTATTATGTCCCAGAAACAAGCTCGTCTGGTTAAGCAGATCCTTGGGCAGGGCGGGGTGGTAAATATGAACGTGAGCGATACAATTGAAATAGATTTTGAAGAACTGAAAAAGCCGGAGAAAGATGAAGACGAGCAGTAATTCCAAGATAACCCTCAATTTTGCCCAGATGGTCGCCATTATGGCTACCCAGACAATCAAGTATCTGGAATGGGGCCGGGGTACCGGAAAAAGTACAATCCTGGCTTATTTTATGCTAATGATGGCAAAGTGGATGCCCAGGGCCACTTTTATCCTGGTTGGAAATACCTATGCACAGGTGCTTTCTAACACCTTGAAATCTACAAAGAAGGCCCTGGAGTTTTTCGGAATCTATGAGGATATCGATTATGTGGTTGGATCTTCCCAGGGGAAGAGGATGGGGTATAAAATGCCCTATGAGAAGCCGAATAACTGGAATAACATCATTCACTTTTCTAATGGTACCGTTTTTCAGTTGGTGGGGTTGGATAATCCAAACAGCTCGAATGGCGGCCGGGGTATCAACGCCTCAGGGATCCTTGCAGATGAGGCTGCACTGCTCGATGATCAGAAGTTGGCGATAAACGTGAAGAATACCAACAGGGCAGAGGCAAAGTCGGCTATCTATGGGAAGAATCCTTACCTATATTCTGAGACTTATGTAAGCTCCACACCGCTCACAAAGAAAGGAGCCTGGTTCTTAAAAGGTGAGGAGCTGGCCAAGCAGAAGCCTGATAAGATATTCTTCCATTCGGCAACAGCTCACTGGAACCTGGACAACGTAAGGCCGGATTATTTCGAGTATATGCAGGACTCTTATTCTAGTCCAATTATATACAACGCTGAGATGCTGAACATAAGGCCAAAAGAAATATCTGATGGTTTTTATCCGCAGTTGACCGAAGATCACTACTACACCAACTTTGATAACAATTATCTGGAAGGGTTAACAGCTCCTGAGCTTACTGATGTGCACGGGAGATCGTTCAATTGCAGGAAGGATAATGATCTGATCAAGAATGAGCCGCTGATAATATCAGTTGACTGGGGTGCATCGATCAATGCGATGACCGTCCATCAATTGCAGGACGATACCTGGTTCGTACTAAAGGAGTTCTTTGTGAAGACACCTAAGATCCTCGACCATTTATTTCTTGAAGAGTTCATTCCTTACTACCGGGACCACAAGTGTAAGGACGTGCATTTCTATTATGACAGGACAGGAAACAACCACACGGCCAACTCTAAACTAACCTTTGCGGAGCAGGCCCAGGATCTAATGGAGGCAGCAGGGTGGACGGTCTATAATATGACCACCGGTACCAACCCTGATTATTCTGATAAGTTTAACCTGATCAACGTTGCCCTGAAGGACGATGGACGGAAGAACCTGCCGAAGATTCGGATCAATAGCGTGAACTGTCCCAACCTTATCATCTCGATGGAACATGCTGAAGCCATCGACACCGAGAAGGGATTGCAGAAGGATAAGCGACCAGAGCGAAGGAAGGGAGTGGACCAGGAGAAGGCAACCCACCTGAGTGACACGTTCGATTATCCTTTCTATGCACTCTTCTGGGAAGCATTCCAGGGATCACGACCGAAAGAAGAAGACATGCCAATCACAACATTTTAAGAGGAGGGGCCCAGGGGTGCCGATTCATATTTGCCTGATTTTTTCGGCGTCCGAAGTCATACCGTTATAGGTTACGGCGTCTTACCACGGGTAAGCTTTTGAGAAAAAGATTTGTCTTTTGAAAATTAAAATACTGAAAATCAGAAGTTTAAAAAAAATAAATGAGAATGGATAAAATTGTACATTTACGCTGCCTAATATTTCACATACGTTGCAAGGTTTTAGCCTGCGGGTC